CTACCAAGGCAAGGTAGGATTGGTCGTTAAGATTGGTGATGCGTGCAAATTCGAGCGATTGAGCGCCGATGGAACACGCAAATTTGGCATCAACGTTAAATTGCACGATTGGGTTGTAGTCCGGACATCGGACTCGTGGACGCTGGACGTAAACACCGATCCGCGCGCGCTAAAATTCGACGAGTTCGTGCCCTGTCGGCTCGTTTTTGACGATCAAATCCGCCTCCGTGTGTCATCTCCAGCGATGATTTGGTGATCTATGGATACTCCAACAGATGATGTAACAGTTGATTTCGATAAAGTTGACGCGGAAGTCGCCAAAGGACGCGCCAACGGCGCTGATCCTGGCATTTCGGTCGAAGTAGAAGAGACTCCGGTCGTCGAGACGAGCAAAGAGCCTGCAAAAGTTGAGAAAACAGCGCTCTCGACCGAAGAAGGGCTAGAAAAGCTGCAAAAACAACTCGCGGATGAGCGCGCAGCGCGTGTAGCGGCAGAAAGGCGCGCCAACGAGGCCTCTCAGGCGGAAGTCAGGGCTCTGAGCGAGAAACAAACCTCGCAAATAGACATGGTGAAGGGCGCTATTGAGCGCGTAACGCAATCAAGTGACGCTCTGGAGGCGAAATACGCCGAGTTGGCTGTCGTGGGAGACTGGCAAGGCGCTGCGAAAGTACAGCGTCAGATGGCAGACAACGCCGCGCAACTCCAGCAGCTCGAAAGGAACAAAGCGACACTGGAGAATGCGCCGAAACCGACCCCGCGCGCGCCTGATGATGCGGTGGAGAAGGTCGCGGCTCAATTGACCCCGCAGTCGGCCGCGTGGGTGCGCGCGCACCCCGAGTACGTTCGGGACCCGATCCTGAACAAGAAAATGGTTCAGGCCCACTACGCCGCACTCGGTGAAGGTCATGCGCATGACACTCCGGAATACTTCAAAACCATTGAGCAGCGCCTGGGGCTTGGTGTGGTCGAGCCCGCGCGGCAGACTCCGCGAGTGGCCAAGCAGGAAGTCGATGAAGAGACCCCGCTGACGGACTCATCGAAAGAGGTCGGCGGTCGCAGTGGTGCCGCCCCAGCAGCTCCCGTGAGTCGCAGCGGCAACGGCGCGGCCCCCCGGTCCGGGCGCATCACACTCACTCCTGCGCAAGTTGAGGCAGCCGCTAACAGTGGCATGACAAACGAAGAGTACGCGAAGCAGGTGCTCGCACTCAGAAGAGAAGGAAAGTTAAACTAATGAGCAACGACAACTCACGACAGCCGCCATTGGGCGCCCCTGTCGCATCAAAGGTGACTCCCCAGGTTGCGCCCGCCGCGCCCGCCGCGCCGCCACCGCGCGATGAAGAAGATTCGCGCACTCGCGCCGCGCGCCGTGCGGAGGAACTGCGCGAGCACAACGGCCACATGAAGGACGAGGAAAACAAATTCTTCATCGATCCCCGTTGGATCCCTGACGGCTGGTCGTATGAATACAAGCGGCTCACGCTCCTGGGGAAACCGGACCCCTCGTATGAGACCGAGTTGAAGCAAAAAGGCTGGGAAGCCGTGCCGCGCAGTCGGCACCCGTTCCTGATGCCAGACTCCGAGACCGGCGAGAGCATCATCCGTGAAGGGCAGATCCTCATGGAGCGGCCGTTAGAGATCACTGAAGAAGTTCGTGCTCGCGACAAGCGCCGCGCTCGCGAGCAGGTGACGGGCAAGGAACAGCAGTTAGGCGGTGCGCCTCCTGGGACATTTGATCGGGCGAACAAGGACAGCTCGTTAGTCAACATCCGCAAAACCTTCGAGCACATCCCTATTCCAAAATAGGGTATCGTCCTACATCCAACGTTCACATGCCGGGCTTACGCTTTTGCGCGCTCGATCTACACCCATTGAGAGGAACTTCCCATGTCATCTACCCTGATTCCTGTCGTAGTTGCCCTGACTGTCACCCCGAACACCCCCACCTCGACCGGCGCGGCCTGGGCGTCGACCAACGTCGTGGTCACCGACTCAACCGGTAATGCGCAGGCACCCGTTGTCCTAACGGGCTCCGAGAATCCGCCGTGGTCGTTTCAGACCAGCGTGGCTGCGGGCAATGGCACCGTGGTTGCGACTGCCGTTGACGTGAATGGCGCGACTCTCGCTACCGTTTCTCAAACCTTCACTGAGGCGGGCACACCTCCGACCTTCAGCTCGCCTACTGCGATCACCGTCACTCCGGTCGCCGTGCAGGCGCAGGTGGCGGCGGCTCGTACGCTGAAGCGCTAACGGCTCGCGACCGTGACGCGGCAAACATGGGAAGAAGAGCGGGATGCGCGGATCGTGGCAGAGACTGAGCGACTGCTACTGCGCATCCTGCTCTTGCTCGAAGAAATACTCAGGCGGCTCCCGCCGCCTCCGACGTATTCAAAGCCAATCGGAGTCATCGTGACCCCGGTCGAGCAGAAAACCCAGGCCTAGCCTTTCCCCGCCTGTCATGCCTACCGCTTCACATTCTGTGAGGCGGTAGTTGACATGCAACATTCTTTCGTGGATTAATCCTCCCCGTCCTTGGGCTAGGGCTCAAGTCTGTCTTAGATTTTCGGTCTACTCATGGCCCGGCGCTCATGACGACCTCTGTCTGATTCTTAAAGAGGATCAGGAGTCGTTATGCCTAATGTGAGTGCGCCTTTCGGCTTCGCCCAACGGAGTGGCACTGGCTCGTCGCCGACCTACGAACAGGTCCTGCAGACAGTCAACTACAACACGGCGAACATCTTTTTCGGCGACCCCGTCTTTCGGCTCGTAGCAGACGGAACGCTCGCAGGTATCACCACTGGACCCGGCCCCGGAACGACTCCCATCGCGGGAATCTTCGTCGGCTGCCGCTACCTGTCGGTTTCCCAGAAGAAGGTCACTTGGGGCAACTACTGGCCCGGTACCGATGTCGCATCCGGGAATCCTGTGACCGCCTACATCGTCAATGACCCGAACGCCAATTTCCTGGCTCAGGTCGGCGGCTCGACCTCGGTGGGGCTGACGAGCGCCAATATCGGACTGAATGTCCAGTTTGCATACGGCACCGGCAATACGTCGAACGGCATCTCGGGTGCATACATCGACATTTCCGTGACCCCGGCCACCACCAACACCTTACCGTTCCGCGTGAAAGAGCTTGTGACGAACCCGCCCGGCTCACCTGGGACGCTGGCAGGTCAATACAACTACGCGGTTGTTGGTTTCAATAACGTCGAAACCAAGAACCTCTTGGGCGTCTAAGCGCATGGGCAAGAGCTACGACATTGATCTGACCGAGTACGTGCCGTTTGAGCGCGTGTCGGACAACGATCTGCTGAAGGCCAGAATCTTCAATAAGTGCCGCATGTCGGACACTGGGTGCTGGCTTTGGACTGGGACGAAAGGCTCTGGCGGCTACGGGGTATTCAACCTCAGAAGCGTTGACCAGAGAGCACATCGCGCTAGCTACATGATCTTCAAGGGGCCTATCCCCAAGGGAATGCATGTACTCCATCGTTGTGACACGCCAGCCTGCGTAAATCCCGCGCACTTGCGTGCGGGAACCGTCAGGGAAAACATGGCGGAGCGCGAGGCGCGCGGGCGTCGCGACGTACGCGGCGAGCAAATCGGAACTTCCAAGTTGACTCGCGAGCAGGTCATGGAAATCAAGAATTCAACTCTAGGGTTGAAGGCGCTCAGCGAGAAATACGGCGTCGAGGCACAAAGTATCTGGCGCATTCGCACAGGAAAATCCTGGGCACACGTGACAGTTTTGGAGAACGTAGATGGCCGTTAATCTCTCTGCGATTAAGGATCTGTTGCTTCCGGGGTTGCGTGGAATTACCGGGAAGTACGAACAAATACCGTCGCAGTACGATAAAGTTTTTACCAAGTTTAACAGCAAGTTAGCCCTGGAGCGCACCGCTGAAATGCGGTACCTCGGTCTCGCGCAGCTCAAGACTGAGGGCGGTCAGACGCAGTTCGACAACAATGCCGGTGAGCGGTACGTATACAACCAAGAGCACATGGAAATCGCTCTGGGTTACGCGATCACCCGCAAGGCCATCGACGACAATCTTTACAAGACACAGTTTCACCCCTCGAACCTCGGGCTGATTGAGTCATTCCATCAGACCAAGGAAATCTACGCGGCGAACGTACTCAACGCGGCGACCACGTACAACTCCAACGTAGGCGGCGACGGCGTGGCGATGTGCGCGACCAACCATCCAATTGACGGCGGCGTGATCGCGAACACCCCGGCCACGCAGGTGGATTTGAACGAGGCGACGTTGCTGAATGGCATGATCGCCATCCGGACGAACTTCCGCGATCAAGCGAACCTGAAAATGTTCGCGCGCGGTCGCAAGCTGATCGTGCCTCCACAGTTGGAGCCGGTCGCGATCCGTCTGACCAAGACCGAGCTACGCCCCGGAACAGCGGACAACGACGTCAACGCGATCCTGTCTACGGCCGGTGGCGTCCCCGAGGGCTACATGGTCATGGACTTCTTGACCAGCCCCTACGCGTGGTTCCTGCTGACCAACATACCAGGGCTCGCGTACATGGACCGCATTCCGTTCGAGACGGACATGCAAGTAGACTTCGTGACCGACAACCTCCTGTCGAAGGGTTACGAGCGCTACTCGCTGAACTACTTCAATTGGCGCGCGATCTACGGCTTCTTCCCGACGTCATAAGAGGGATTGAGCCATGCCCAATACTTACATCGTTCCAAACGCTGGGCAGCAGTATCCGGACATCAATACGGATTCTACGAGCCCGCCAAACGGCAGCCCCCCTGTACCAGGGACTGCTTTCGCAGGTCCATTGCTGGCAGGTACGGTCAAGAACAGCGATGGAACCAACACGCTGGCAGCAGTTGGCGGAACCTCTGGCACCGCGAATCGTGGCTACGTGCGCATGGCGCAGTCGTGCGTGTGTACGCAGGCAACCAACACCAGCACGGCTGGACAGTTTGCCTGCCCGATTGTGATCCCGGCGCAGAGCCAGATTCTCAGCATCAAGATCATGGTGACGACCGCTCTGACTGGCGCGGTCACCACTTTGGGAATCGGGTCCAGCGGCTCGGCCACGGCCTTTACGGCAGCTTCCGCAGTTGTGACCAGCGGCGCGTTAGGGCAGGTATCTGTCGTCCCAGGCACCGGGGCCACACAGATTGGCAACTGGGACAACGTGGGTTCGCAGGACGTGCAAATCGTTGTTCAGTCAACCAACACCGGAGCGGGTGTCTTCACCCTGACGGTGGAGTATATTCCGCAGATAAACTTGGCCTCATAACACAGGCTGGAGACTCGCATGAAAGGTCGAATGAAGCGCGGTACCGGCGGTGTAAACGAAGCCGAAGAAGACGTCAAGGACAAGCCGGAGTCGCGTACCAACGCGAAGAAGATTGATTCTGAAGCAGAGGAAATGAACAAGGGCGGCCGTGCGAAACGAAAGCATGGCGGCAAGAGTGTTGGCAAGGTCGAGGGCGAGAAGCCAAAGATGCACGCGGGCCGTATGCCGCGTAAATCCGGCGGTCGCGCTGGCTCCGACACCAACCCGTTCACCAGCGCGCGCAAGGGCAAAGATGCTCCGGGTCGCGATCTGATGAAGGGCGAGATGGGGATGGGCGAGGACTAAGACAGCACTGCTGGGCATCCTGGCCCGACGTTACGTGAAACGGGGCCTATGGCCCCGTTTCCATTTGGAGAGTTTGAATGCGGCCAATTTCTGTCACTGTAGGTCCACTCGCGGCTGCGGTCGTAAACAACATTGCGACGAGTCAAACGCCCGGAGCGGCAGGCGCGCTCACGCTCAACGGCTCGCTCGTAAAGAGCGGGGTGGCCTACATGGACTCGCCGCGTCGCGTGCTCATCACGACCACGGACACGACCCACACCTTTACGATTACAGGCACGACGCCGACAGGATCGGTGATTTCCGAGTCATTCCTTGTCACGGGCGGCGCCACCGCCTCCCAGTTGGATTACTCGACAGTTACGAAGGTGACCATCTCCGGAGCGGCCACCGCAGCGGTTCAGGTGGGCACGAACGGCATCGCCAGTTCACCGTGGGTGCGCCTGGATGAGTGGGCGGACTCCAGCGTCGGAGTCCAATGCGACGTCAGCGGAACGGTCAACTACACCGTGCAATCTACCTTCGATGACCCGAACAGTCCGACAAATCCGGTGCCGATGAGCGCGGTTAACTGGATTCCGACCAACGACACAAATGCCGTGGGCGCCACGGCCAGTATTCAGACGAATTTTCTATTTGCCCCAACCTTCGTGAGGATCCTTTTAAGCAGCGGCACCGGAACGGTCACCGCGACCATCGCACAGTACAACGTAACGAATCGGTAGCTCGCGCCCATGAAGAGACTTCTTCTCTCTGCGGTCTTTCTGCTTGCGTCCGCTGCTGCCAACGCGCAGTCAACTGCGCAGGGTGGTATCGCGTATATTCCTGGCGGAAGTTCCTCCACTTCTGGGGGAACGGCGCCGTCTTTTACCAGCAGCGGTGTGGCGGCATTCTTCCCACTCACGGAAGGAACCGGCACAACGATTCATGACACGTCGGGGCACGGAAACAGCTCGACTATCACGGGGTCAACACTCCCAACATGGACGTCTGATAACGCACTTCTTTACACCACCTCGACGAGCGCTACCCCGCTTAACACCGGAATACAGGGAATTCAGACTGTCGAAATCGTAATTTCTGGGATCGCCGCTTACACGGCGACCTCTTACTTGGTGTTCGTCGACTACATCAACACCGCTCCAGCGATCCTTCTGGACACCTACTCGAACTACAATGCGGCAGCGGGTCCGGCTGTTGGAACCATGGGCCTGACGGATAAGTGGCTCGGATATCACATGATCGGCGGATCGCCGTCAGGCGGTCTGTACGGGCAGGCTGCTGTGCTCGATAACGGACTGCACGTCATTACCTTCGTGATTAATTCAGCGACGGGAGCCGCCGCGTACTACCTCGACGGACAACTGACGATCAATGGTGACCAGACCCAGACGAATCCCGTCGGCCTCCCCACGGGTGGGCAATGGGTTCTCGGCAATGGGCAGCCGGGCGGAAACGCGGCCAGTTGCGGCAGCGCCTGCGGATTCGCCGGGAAGATTTACGGGGCTCGGTTCTACTCGTCCGCACTGACGGCCGCCCAGGTCCAAACCGACTATTACGCGTGGCTGGGTACCCTGCAGGCAAAGGGC